TGCGGGAAAAAGGGTGCGACCAATGCAGCCCCATGCTGCTACGGTCGTCCACCTTGCCGCAGCGCTCGCAGACGTAGTTTGCCCGCTCACGCACACATTGCGAAAACGCCGCATCGGCAGGCGTGCGTTTAATCGCGCTCATTCATCCTCCTTCAACGCCGTCATCAGTGCCTCATTGTTTTTGATTTTCGCGCGCAGGTGCCGGATGCAATCACCCCGCAAGTTCCACCACTTGCTGCGCCATTGCAGTGCCTCCTCCTCCAGCGCGAATGCCTTGCGATACACGCGCGCCTGAAGCAGCGTCGCCAGCGTCATGACGCCAAAGCCGACAGTCATCAACCCGCAGCCCAGCCAAAACAGCGACTGCGCAATAACGCCGCCCATGCCCAAAAACACCCCGCCCAAACATGAAGCTAACAGCACCCGTTCGCACAACGTGTCAATGACCAAAGAACTGCTTTTCAAATCCTGTTCTGCCATTACCGGTACTCCCGCAAAATCACGTCAATCGCCATAATCACAAAAACCGTATCTATGGGCTTCTTCGCATTGGCACCGCGCAAAAAACCGTCGCATAAATTCACATAGTGAATATGCAAAATTTCCATTGCCTCCTGCTCTGAAAACTCGAGGGGATAGCGCGAACGGCTTTTGCGCCAATTCCGCATTTTCCTTCTCAGCGCTTTCAGCGCATCGGGCGACAAACCTTTATTCATCGTCCCCTCCAAACCAAATCCTCATACCCCGCCGCATACGGGTCGGGAATAAACACCTGCAACGATTCCGCCGCCCAGCGCCGGATGTTTTCGACATAATCGTTAAATTCCTGCCGGTTCAATTTCGCGGTGGATTTCGTGATGCGCATCCCGCCACCAATCCCCAAATCTACCGGCGGCAAGAATTGCACCTTGCAAAACTCATGCACGATTTCCGTCACCGCAATACCGCGCCCGTGCAATAACCGCTCCGTCTCCTCATTGACGAAATAGCCGGGGTCGTTGTCCACCAAATGCTTGTACACCACGCCCCAGAGATAGCGGTTTTGCCGCTTCGTGCGCTGTTTCTCCTCCGGCTCAATGCGCACCACCAGGATTGCATCGCCATCAATAGCCGCCGCCTGCACGGCGCGCATCGCGTTACCGCGCACCTGCTCATTCACCAACCGAAACTGCTGTCCGTTCATTTCTCCCTCCGCAAGAGCCGCTCGATAAATCGGAAAATCTCGTCAATCTGCGCCGCAGGCTGCTTGCTCTTGCGCAGCATCATCAGCACCTGCCGATCGCGCTTGCGCTCGCATTGCATCTCCAGCGCTCGGCACATTTGCGGGACGATGGCCGGATTGAGCCAGCGGGCGAGGCAGATGTTAAGCACCTGGTCGATGTACCAGGCGTCGTAGCCGTCGCTGACTGGCTTAACCATGCAACCCTCCCGCGTAAGTCACCGCCTCTGCCCGCGTATCAAAATCGGCCAGCCAGAACCAGCAGCCGTCCTGCTCCCGGCGATAGACGCTCCAGAACTCCGGCGCATCCGACGGCTCAACATGGCCGTCGCGCAGCACATTGCCGCGAATATCCAGCTCAATACCCATTGCGCCACCTCGCCAGCCCGGCATCCGGGTACGCCTCGTCGCCCTCGGCAAAACGTGGCGTGACCTTGCGCCCCAAAAAGCGCTCCTCGACCCACGCGGTGCGGTACCAGTCGCCATCACGCCACACAAAGCCATACTTGCGGCCGTCGGCGTACTCGACCACCTTGACCCACTCCCGCACGCCGTCGCGCTCTACCATCACCGCATCCGGCGACGGCTTCAGCACGCCGCTCCGGGCGGGCTTTGGCGCCGCTTGGATGACCGGCTTGCGCCCTACCCGCAGCACCCGCAGCGCCTTGAGATACGCACGCCAGACCTGCGCACGGCGGCGCGCGTTCCGGTCTTGACGGCCGCAGACATACGACTTGCCGGCGAGCTCCGTCATGCGTACCGTCTGCACCGCCAGCCCTGCCGCGTTGGCAATCTGCGCCACATCCAGCCGGTAGGCTTTGCGGATACTCCGCAACATCGCGCCGGTCATGCCTCGCCTCCTTCGTCCAACGCGGCCAGCGCCCTGTCCATTGCCCAACTGATAATCTTCGGTTCAATCATCGGCAACAAAGCCTGCCCGCGTCGCCAAAGCTGGAACCACACCAGCACCTGCCGCGCATCGTCCAGCGTTTGCGGCGGGAAGCCGTCGTGAAAAAGACCGTCCCACAGCGCGCGGCGTTCCTCCTTGTCCGCGATCACGTCATAGCGCCCCGGAAGGTTTCGGTAGCCCTGCATCATGCTGCACCCCCGAAATCATCGTTGCTTCCGCGCAGGTCGTTCAGCACACCGCGCAATTCCTGCGGCAGGGCCGATAACGGCTGCACGGTGAGACGCGGCTTGTCGCTGCCGCCCTGCATCACCGCAAGGCACCTCTGCGCATCCCCCAAGAGCTGCGGCTCGGCGACGGCATGACCGGCGGCGGTGTTTTCGGTTTCCGCCATACCGGCCAGCTTGCGCGGGTAGTCGCCCAAATCGCGTCCCATATAGGCGCGGTAGAAGCGCAGAAAATCGCGCTCGCGGAAAGGCAGCTCGTCGTAGGTGATCGTGCTCAGTTGCACCCAGCCGCCCATGTCGGCAACCACCGCGTGGATTACCGCGTCGTCGAACACTACGCTCGGCATGTGGCCGACGCGTTCGATGGCGTGGCGTACCTTTGCCCAAGCGGCAGAAGCGCGGGTTTCGCTACTGCCTTCCAGCGCGCGGATGACGTCCGCCGCTTTAGGGAAAAACTGCCCGCTGTCGGGGTTGTTGATATGCGCCGTCAAACCCTGCTGCACATCGGCCAGCGGGTATTCCAGCAGCGCGCCGAAGTACAACCCCACCGCCATGTCGCTCAGTTTCGGCTTGCCGTAGTACTCGCACAAAGCGGCCATCACCGCCGAGAATTGGTCAAAATCCTGCTCAGTCATCACGCTTCTCCCGTTTGGCGGCAAACATCGCCGCAATCTGCGGGCGCATCCGCTCCGCCTGTTCCTGCGCGTACTGCTCCGCGCTGCCTTGCTGTTCGTAGGTGTTGCCACGTTGCGGGGTGCGTTGCTGTGGTCTGTTCCACCAGCCGTCATAGCCGCGTTTGAAACCAAGCCACTTGTTGCCCGCGCATTCATGCACCGCCTGCGCTACCGTCAGCCCTGCCGCCCGAACCTCGCCGAGGAAATAATCCAGCGCTCCAGCATCCATCGGCTTCTTGCGTTCCATGCGGTAGGCTAGCCAGCGCTTCGCCTCCGTCGGGTCGGCACCGAGGGCAAGCAGTTCGGCGAGGGCGTCAAAAGGCGGTGCGTCGGCGGATGGCTCGCGCGCGCATTCCCGCTTATTTATCCGCTTATCATTTTTGAGCTTATTGCTTATATCCTTATTTGTCGGATTTATTTCCGAGCTGTTTCGGATTTCAATCCGAGGTGATTCGGATTTATTTCCGAGCAAGTCGGATTCATTTCCGAGTTCGCGGATTGAAGGGGGCGGGGTTCGGATTGATTTCCGGGGTTCGCCCGGTTCCTGCGCCGCATCTTCATTGTTGCTTACATTCCACAGCTTGCCTTTATCGGTGATGTTGATAAGCTCCCATTCACCGTGCTTGCAGTAATTGATAAGCCCCTTTTCCTGCAAAGTGCGGAAAGCGCGATAAACCGTGTCCGGTTTGCTGTAATACAGCGGCAGTTGTTCGATGACCAGTTGGCGGCTGATCCAATAAAACACCTCACCGTCAACCGTCACCGGCTTCGCCCAGCCAGCCGCCTGGTTAATCAAATCGAATAGCGCGCCCTGGTTGGCGTTCAGTCCCCAATCCATGCAGCGCTTGTTGTTGATAAACGTGGTGAACCTCACAACAAACCTCCTAGGCGGTGCGCCTTAACTGTTGCCTTCGTGCCGTAACGGGTCGGCACGCTCTTGTCATAACTGATGATGCTGTGCAGCTTGCGCAGGTCACTGAGGCGGCTCCTGAACGTGGAGCCGAGGCCGTACTCCACCGCGTCCAAATAGGTGACTTCCTGCGCCTCTTGCAGCATCCGCAGCAAAATCTCTTCATGCGACGGGTATTTGCCCGTCGCCTTGTGCTTGGCGCGTATCCAGGCAGTTACGCGTGCGTGTTCGCTTCTAGTCATCTTTTCTGCCCTCTAGCCGCATAATGTGGACTTGGCTTAAAATCACGGTGAGCAATGCGCACAGCGTGGTCGCGCGCATCAACCGAACCTGAAACAGGAGGTGATTTATGCCGGATATAAGCGCCGCATCGGGTGTCGCCACCATCGTGCTGGCATTGATCGGGTTGGCTGGTGCCGTCCACCAGCTCACCAAAAACAGCAGCAGGGAAGCGCAGGCAGAGACGATAATCAACACACTACTTCTGTTCCTTCTGGTAATCGCCGTAGTCGCCGCCCCTGCATGGGTTTTCCCGGTCTTTGCCGTGAATGTCGTCGTCAATACAGGTTTTTTCATCTTCAAATCCCAAGTGATACGCGGCGATTACGTCGCATTAGTGATGAACTGGACGATGCTTGGGGTGTTCTTATCCCAAGCAATACGTTGATTTGCCCGCGCGCGCATTGCGTGTGAATAGCGCTTTGTGACATAATTAAATCTCCTTACATGTACTTGCCGCCCAGTTTCCAGGCGGCATTTTTTTTGCGTTCATGGGGTGGGCTCCGGGGTGTCGGCTCGCTCCACACTTTCTCTATATTTCTTTGGGAATTTCGTCTTCAAAAAGTTTTCTTGCGCTTTGGGAATCTTTCCTTTGTTACGCCATTGCGACACAGCGCTGTTTGTGATGCCGCAGACTTTGGCAACAGCCGCCGTTCCGCCCAGCTCTGAAAGAAACTCATGGACAAATTTTGCGTTGTTCATGCTCTTTACCGTGTAGTTTACTGCTTAACATTTAGTATACTACACGCCACGTTGTGGTAGCAACCTAAACTTCTAAATGTGTAGAATGCTAACTATCAATAAAAAGGGTGTCTGCCATGAATAGCTTGAAAGACAGGCTGTTAGAGGTCATGGGTGCTTATGGCCTCGAAACACAAAAAGAATTAGCCGACTTCACCGGCGTATCTACGGGACTGGTCGCGCAATGGTTCCGTGGTGACACAAAATTAGGGCGTAAGCCACTCTTGGCTTTTGAGGCCAAAACCAACTATTCCACAAGATGGCTGGCGGAAGGCGTGGGCGAGAAATTCAAAACACCGGTCAATCACACCTCCCCGGCTACACCTTCGCGCCGTGAAGACCTTATCCCGCCCCAGCAAACCGTGCAGATACTCCCGAAGGGTGTGCATCCAACTGACACCCACCAGCGAATTGAAATTTATGACGTGCGTCTTGCTGCTGGGCCGGAGGGGAAAGGGTCAACGGTAGAATGGATAGTGCGCCCGGAGGACGACCCGCTCTATTTCCGCCACGGGTGGTTCAAGGCCCGGCGTCTTACAGCGAGGAACTTGCGCGCGATGTACGTCAGGGGCGACAGCATGGAGCCTTACCTCTACAACCACGACACCATCATCATTGACACCACGGATACCGAGTTGTCAGATGGTGAGGTGTACGCCATCACCTATAACGGACACATGCTAGTAAAGGAATTGCGCGCCACTCCCGACGGCGTGCGCATCATCAGCCGTAACCCTGCCTACGACCCTATCGAATATACCGGTGGCGAAGACGCACCGGACTTTCAAATCCTTGGTCGCGTCGTGTGGCGGGGTGGTTGACGAGGTAGAATGCCGTGCAAATCCATTACCACGACAAAAAACTCCGTGAAATATGTGAGAAGCAGGCAGTAGCGCAGAAGAAACTCGGCACAGACTGCGCGAAGAAACTGCAATGGCGCTTGGCGGAACTTGCCGCTGCTGCCAACGTTGGCGAACTGGTCGCAGGTCGCCCGCACCCGCTCAAAGGCGAACGGCAAGGACAGTTTGCCCTCAGTCTGGCGGGCGGTTACCGCCTTGTCTTCGCGCCAAAGCATGACCCTGTACCCACGCGCGCAGACGGCAGCACCGACTGGGCACAAATCACCATCATCAGCATCGAATACATAGGGGATTACCATGAATGAACGCGACTGGGCATTACCCAAACCCGCTGCCACCATCCGCGATATCGCAGAAGAGCGCGGCTGGACAGAAAACGACCTCGCCCGCCTGCCCGACTGGCAGGGTATCGCCGCCGGGCATCCCATTGATGCGCAAACGGCTGCCAGCCTTGCCAGCATCCTCGGCAGCACCCCCCGCTTCTGGTTGGCACTGGACAAAGCCTATCAGGCGGACAAGATACTGCATCGGGAGGTGGAAACCGCATGAACTGCATCTGCGGCAACCCTGCGGAAATCAGACAAGAGCGCCGCATCATCAACATACTTGGCGAAGAACACGCCATCACCGAAACCTACTGCCACTGCCCGCAGTGCGGGGAAGAGTGGGTAACGCCTGCGCAATGCAAAGCGGCGACCAGTCAGATTGATGCCATCAAGCGCCGCATCATGGGACACCTCGCCCCTGCCGACATCGCTGCCCTGCGCCGCCGCCACCATCTCACCCAGCAACAGGCGGCGCGTCTCTTTGGTAGCGACGAGAAACTCTTTTCCAAATACGAACGCGGCGAAGCCTACCCCTCGGCGGCAATGGACAAACTGCTACGCCTCTATGACAGCAGCGAAAGCGCGCGCGAGGCCATCCGGGCACTGGCAGAAACCGTATGAATTGCACTTAACCCAACCCGTCGCAATGAAGTGGCACAAAGGAGGACTGATGAACAGATGGCTTTACACCGTCCTGCTGCTGGTAGCAGGCAGCGCAGCAGCAGAAACTGCAGGATTGGAAAATGCAGACTGCGCCCAAATGAAAACCTACAAAGAGCGGAAAGCCTGCCTGGCGGCACAGGGCAAAACGGAAGAAGATCTGCGCCAGGAACGGGAAGCCACCCAGGTTGCTGCTGCGCCTGTGCAAGAAACTGCCCCAAGTGAAGCAGCTCCTGCAATAGCTGCGCCAGTACCAGCGCCACAAGAACCCGCAGAGCGCCGTCTTGTCGGTGCGGATGAAGCAGATTGCAACAAGGTGAAGGATTATCGCGCCCGCCAGCAATGCCAGCAGGCAAAACAGAAAAGCAAGCCGCAGACCGAACAACCGCGTGGCAAAACAGAAACACCACTTGCCGAGCGCATGGCATGGCAGCACGATGAAGCACCGGTGGCCGCCATTCTGAACGGCGACGTGGCTTGCGAACGCACCGACACCCGCAGCAGCGATCATCAGAAGATAACGGTTAGCGATGCTTCGCAGGACTTTGACGGGCGCGCAGTACATCTCTACCTCAAGGTGAGCAAAGAAAGCGCCACCAAGGAAATACCGGATTACTATGTCCGAGAAATTTTGCCCAACACCTTCGCCGTCCGCCTGAGCAACGGCACATGGACTCACTTGGGAAAGAACGGCCAGTGGCAGGACAAGGCAACACGGGTTGAGCGTGATACCGCCTACCGTGTAGGTTTCACTCTTTATCCGCCCAGCGGCGTTATCGTGAAGGGCGTTGCCTGCTTGAGCGATGTGAAGTAGAAGACATGGATGTCATTGAGGTACAGGTACTGATACAGGCAGCAAAGCGCACTGCCAGCAAAATGCGTTGGCAGGCAAAACCTGGGCGTAGCAGCGGCTATTTCCAATACTACACCGTACTGTGGTTGCAAAACGAAATACGAGAAGACCTCTATTTGCGCATGGTTTATCGTGGCGAGAAAACACAAACCTACGGACGGGCGCGCATCCCCTGCGGCAGAAACCTGTCCGTCAACCTTATTGCCTCGAATCAGCGCATTCTTGCCTACGATCTTGCCGACCAGCCGCATGCCAACCGCACGGGCAAAGGGCTGCCTTACTACGGGCAGACCATCCGGGGACTTCACCGCCACATCTGGACGGCAGAAGGGGAAGGCTATGCCGAGCCGCTTGTCTTGACCGATGACCACACACAGACCATAATTGAAGCCTTCTTGCAAGAAGCCCACATCACCCTTGACGGCGGCTACCGCCCGCCACCCCCTGAACAACTCACCCTGTTTTAACCATGGAAAGATTCCCGGAAGAACTCAAAGCGCTGACTGCGTGGAATCTGCTTGCCACGGGAGAAAGCGCCGCCCGCATCGCCTCGCCCTTCACCTTTGGCGATGACGGTGCCTGTATCACCTTCACCGTTTGCGCCGACGGCGGGCGTTTCAGCCTGCGCGATCATGCCGACCACTTCCTGCTAGCCGCCGCGCGCGGTGTTAATCTGGAAAAAGACCGTATCCGCAAACTGAATGACACCGCAGGCGTCCACCTCGCCGCCTTCGACGATAACGGTGAAATCCATGCAGAGGGGGACATGGCAGAACTGCAAAACGCCCTGTTCGACGCTGCCAAACTGGCGCTTTCCCTCTCCTTTCATTACGAAAAATGGCTGCCGCGCCTCAATGCTCTGCGTTACCGCGCCAAACTCGGTCATGCCTTGGCGGCGGCCATCCCGGCGGAACGCATCCTCAAAGACCACGTTGTCACCGGCATCAGCGGCCATGCCATCAAATTTCCCTTTACCCTGCGCAAAGATAACGGTGCTTTGGCCTATATCGAAGCCATCGCGATTGAAAACAGCAAAATTGACTGGCCGTTGGTCTACCAGGCACACGGCAAATTCAGCGACATCAAGCGCAACGACGACCCCAACCGTCGCCTGACCTTCATTGAGGACGGCGCTGCTGACTTCGACGCAGCCAGCACCCTGCTGGCATCGGTGTCTGCCGTGCGCACGCTGGCAACATCCGGTGACCTAGCAGGGCTCCTCGCTGCCTGAAAACAAAAAACCCCCGGATTTCTCCGGGGGAACAATTTTATTTGTTTTTTCGGGTGTATATCTTGAAGGCTTTGCCCGGCTCTGCAACAACGCGTTTGCCGCCTTTCGTGGTAAACGCCTTGCGCAAGATATACTCGCCTTTTTCGTCATGGAAAGTCATGACATCCTCCTCCCTTGCGGGATAGGATAACCGTCACTTGCCGGACGATGGACTTACGGGACAAATCGCGCTATATTGAAATTGTCGGTTTCAGTTTAACGCTGCTCCCGTAATGCGAGCGAACGGAGAACTGCACATGCCACCGTCTTTGCCTGCCGACCTGCAACTTCGGCAGGCAAATCTTAAAAATCGAATTCCATCTGCATGGGAAGAAGCGAGATTTTCAGAATCTGCATCACCGCTTCCATGAAAGTATCTGCCTGCCATTCTGCATCTTCTGCCTCGCACGGCGGCGTGTTGGCGTAAGACAATAACGGGCGGTGCCCTAATACAATATGCCCCAATTCATGGAAAAGAATTCCCATAGCCTTGGGGCTGCGTTTACAAATCTTCCGGTAAAGACTTTCCGGCATGATGATTCTGAGTTTGGACGGGTCACATAAAGCCTCGGCAGGAACAATCCATTTCCTGTCTTCTTCAACTTCAATGTAGATGCCGCTTTCATAAGGAAGCCTCTCCATGAACTGCGCCATATCCATCGGCTTTGTTATCTTCAAAGCCGTGCATATAATCTTGGCAACTAGTGCTATTTCCTCTATTCCCTTCGCGGCCACACGCTGGCCTCGCAAGTTGTAAGGTTCGGTCATTTATCCTCCTTCTGTTTCAATTCCTTTCTCATTTCTGCCAAGAAGCCGGCAAACAGTTTCAGCTGTTCGGAGTCCCATTGTGACTTGGCAAACCCTGTTACCAGCAAGCGCTGCTGCATATCCAGTCCATCCAGCGATAATACACCGTTGGCAGCAACCGCCAAATCTGCCAGGTCTTCATCAAACCGATAACCACGCGTGGCAAAGAATTGCTCGATTTCCCGTACACGTTCCGCCGGAATCTTGCTCTTTCCCGTTTCAATAGCACTCAAAAATGCCACCGAACACTGCATGGCTTCAGCCATTGATAGCAGGGTTTCGCCGGTAGCCCGGCGGGCATCCCTGATAGCCTTTCCAAACGCTGTAATACTCATGATTTTCTCCAAAGCACCACGGTCATCGTGATGTGACAGGTGCATTATAGGCATCACGAGCTTCAATATCAACTTTTTTAGTTGATAGATTGAAAACAGGGACTGCATATATTCCCCTGCATTCCTCGCTGCCTGACCCTAACGCTTTTTCTTCGGCGGCGTGTCCAGCTTTTTCATTTCCCGGTTCGCCGTTTTGATCTGCTTGCGAACCTGCTTGATGTCGCCTTCCAAAGCGAGGTCTTCCGGTGCCGTGCCGGAGGAGCGCAGCATAACGTCGCGCACCTCGCGCCCGACTTCATGCGCCGTGTTCTTTGCCTGTTGCAGGCCGTGTGTGCCGAAGCGTTTCATCCGCTCGCTGGTCTGCGTGATGCGGAAAGTATTGGCGGCCAACTCCGTCAGCCCCATGTAGTCATACAGCGTCTTGCCCTCTGGTAACTGCTTGTAGCGTTTCAAATCCTGCAATGGCATGTTGTACATGCCCCGGTATCCGGCATCCTTGAAAATGCCATACTCGCCAGTCGCTACCCCCGCTTGCCTGGCGACGCCAGCAAGCTGTTTTTCCGCATCCGTCAGCCTGCCGCGTTCTTCCAGGCGGGGAATACCCGATTCCGCCAGTTTCTCAGCCAGCAATGCTTCAGCAAGTCTTGCCAGAGCCACCTGCGCAGCGGCAACTTCCGGCTTCTTCACATCGGCCTGCATGGCGATCAGGTAACAGGCGAAGCGGGTCAGCTTGTAGGAGCGGGTGCCGTCTGCCAGCAAGCAGGGCATGAAAGTGTCTTCCGTTTCAATGCCCAGATGCAGGCAGCTGGCCTGCGCCCGCTGGATTACCGTCTTGAATGACGACCAGGATTCATAGCCAAGCGCCCGCATATAGTCATGTGCCAGCCAGTAACGGATGCCGTTCTGGTGTGATGCATCTTCGAACTGCTCAATATCAAACATGGGAATCCCGGTAGTACTGCGATGGTTGCATTGTATCAGCACCGCTATCATCCGCCCTATCAACCGCCCTATCAACCGCCCTATCAACCGCCCTATCAACCGCCCTATCAACCGCCTTCGGGCGGTTTTTTGCATCTGTAGAATGTAGTAAACTAAGTAATAAAATCAGCAAGTTAAGAAAATAGTTTAGTAAACTAGCAAAATTGCTTGCAGGGTTTAGTGTAGTTTACTAAACTACACCCATCGAAACGAACACGATGGAGCAACGAAGATGACAACCCTGAACCTCAAGACCCTCGCCGCCGGGCTGGACGACACCTTTGAATGGTGGGGCAATCAAGACAGCATCACCGTCTGCCGCTGGTACGGACAAAAGCTGCTACGACAAGCGACTTACTGGGAGCCTGCCGAGTACACGGAGGAAACCAGCGAAGACATCACCGTCAAAGCTGAAGGAAGCATCGTCATCATCCTGGACGACGCAGGCAAAGAGCTCGACCGCGAAGACTTCAGCGAGTACCACGAAGAAGACCACGCGGGAATCCTCGCCGACATGATTGACGCGCAAATTCCCTGGCGGGATTTGCAAAAAGAAGCGGACGAAGCCTACGGCGAATGGCTGATTGACCGCTACGAAGACCAGCTTTACGAGAGGGCGTTTGCATGAACCGCGAACACCTCACCACCGCCGCGCTGCTGGCGCTGTTCATCCTCGTCGTGGCCTTTGCGCCACGCGGGGAAGACAACCCGCCCGCCGTCGTCCGAACCGAATCACACCGCGAATGGGTACGCGAACAATGCGCGCGCCCTGACCTCGACGAAATCGAAATCACCGCCTGCAAAAACTTTTGGGAGAACCGCAAATGAACATCATGAACACCGATTTGGCAAAAGAAGCGCGCCGTATCGCCGCCCCGCTGGGCAAGTCTTGCGATTCCCTGAACATCAGCTACAGCCAAACAGCTGCTTTCATCTACGCAAGCCACGACAACAAAATCATAAACATCGAAATCTACCAGAATGATAACGGCACGTTGCGCTGCCACGCCCGCAGCTATCTGAAAACAGACGGCGACCCCGCGCTTCAGGACAGGCTGCTCGAAGTAGGAACCATAGGAGAGCTTGGCATCGCCGTGCGGCAATACCTCAACGAGAGGAAAGCGGCATGAACCTCTTTGAAACCGAGCATGCGCAGCTTGCGCAGCATCTCGCCGGGAAACTCGGCGGGGTGTACCTCCC